CTTCAATTCCGGGAGTTTCTTCTTGTTTAGATCGAGCCCGGCCACAGGCGTCTGCTCGTCGCGATGCCTGGCTTCTTTGCCCTTGCCGGAAGGCTTGCGAGCAGCAGCCTTAGAAGCCTCCTTTTGCTCGTCGCGATTTAGTTCCTTCAAGACAATCTGTTTGTAGTTGCGGACGCGTTCCCGGAGCTCGCGCTCATAAAATTCGCACGACGCCTTGGGAAAGTACTTGGGCATCTCGTCGATCAGCGTCTGCTCATGAGTCGCAAAGTCGAGCTCGTCGATCACACTCTCAATAAGCTCGGCCGTCATGAGTTCGCTGTTCCTCACAGGTTCCTTTTTATTGAAAACCTCCTTGCGGACACCATAGATGTCGTTCTCGTCAATGGCCCACAGTTCGTCGTCTTCGTCAACCAAGATGTTACGGGTGGTGTTGTCCGACGTCCTGAAGAGTCCATTGAAAAGACGAATCTTGAGCATCTCCTTGAATTTGACCTCGTCTTTGAGGAGTTCTTTGCATTTACCCAATTCAGTCTTCACATTGATCTTGTTCATGATGACGATGACCTGCCCGTTATTGTTGTCCTCCCATTTGTAAGACCTGTGCTTGACGATCTTGGTCTTGCCGAGCTTGGCGTCATGAATCTCCTCTTCTGTGCACTTCACAGTGAGCGCCTTACCGGGGATCTTGCGTATCTTGATGTCCAGGTCCTTCAACCCAAACAGACGCTTCTGTTTGTCCATGTAGCAGTAGTCCATCCCATAATTGAGACCCTTGGTCATAGGCTTAATGACCTTGTCCTCGCCTTTGATAGTTACATACCCATATGGCAGCTTGCCTGCGCACACTCCCTCGGTGATCAGCTCGATCTCATTGACATCCATCTCAATTTCCTTGATGTTATCGGGCTTGACGGCCCCTCGTCTCAGGCGCTTGGGCGTCGCTTCTTTGGCCGCTCTCTTAACCTTCTGCTCTTCAGTGAGCTTCCTGGGCGTGCGGGGCTTCTTGGGCTTAGTCGGCTCTTCGGGTTGGTTGTTATAGTAGTCCTTGAGGTCCTCAAACTGAGAGAGCCACACGTCGTCCTCATTGGTTACGATAGCTCCCTCAGCGGTCTTGCCTTTCTTCTTACCTTCCTTGGTGTGATTGTCGTACACGTAGTCCTCAAACTCAACGTCGTCCTTATTGTAAGCTGCGGCAATCTCCTTCTCGTTGAATGAAGTAGCGTCCGCCCCGTCTTGCTCGCTGAGGTCCTCGTCATACATGATCCAGAGCCAAGGGACAACGACGAAGATGAAGCGCTCATTGCTACCCGCCTTGCTTTTGGTGGGTTTGAGACGCTTCCATTCGGCTGTGATTATAGGCAGGATGTGATCCTTGCCCGGGAACTGGCGGTCCTCCAGCATCTTCAGGGCCTCCTTGTCGTTGTGGTAGATCCACTCCACACACTTGATGTCCTTGTTGTCGACCCCCTCGAGGAAGCCCTTCTTGTCCAGGCCGCAGGCCTCTCCCTTGCCGTAGCTGGCCCTCAGGTAGCTGGGTAACCTGAGCTTCTTGGCGCGAGAGATGATGGCGACGATCTCGGCCAACGTCTTCTCATCGGTCCTACCGTCGTCCTCCCACTCCTTGATCTTCTCGGAGACGGTGGTGAAGGCGCCGACCTGAGAGAACGACACATCCTCAAATAGGATGACTTTGAGGCGGTTGATCATATTGGTCCTGATGGCCTTGGCCGCTCGCTGGATGGTGACGTTATCTGCATCCTCGTACACCTTGAAGGCGTCCATCTCAGACACAGCCTGGAGCATCTCGGTGTGCATGCCCCTGCGCGCATATTTCTGAATGGCGCTCTTCACGGCGTCCAGTGATGGGTGACCAGATTTGGTCATAAGTTTGAACAGGTTGCTCAATTTCATTGTAGTCATTGTGCTTTCTTACTCTTAACAACCATATTCCTTAAAACATATTTTTCATTTTTGGGCCTGAAACGTTATGGTGTGTTCTGTATCCCCGAAGGGATAGAGATATCGATGCCTAATCATGATTCAAACAGCATTCACAATCATCTTGACCGAGGACAGAATTTTATCAAAATTTTGGAGCATGAAGAAGACCTCTGTGTGCTCGTGACTAACCAGACTCTTGTTGATCTTCTTTAGGGTAGCGGATACACTCTCAAGATCGCTAATCAATTGGACAAGATCATCCCTCACAAGACCACTCTCCCGAGACCGCGGAGATGTAGTTGTAGCCGACGCACCGGCATCTCCCTTCACTGCTTCTGTGGCCATTTCCGCACTAGCTTGTTGGCCATCTTCAGTTTTTAGTTCCTCAGATTGGGATTTGACATTGAGGTTGATGGTTATGTTAGTGTTCTTCACGGCCTGTGACAGCAACTCGTATACTAGATCAGCCATTTTCTCCTACCAACCACTCACATAGACCGTTACAGACCCTTCAAAAGCTTGAGAGCACAAGCTTGAGAGCACATCATTTAAATCAGCATATCCTTGATCTTGATCAGTGTGTTGTTGCTCGCTAGCGCGTTGTGATACAGGAACCCATCCAATCGAATAAACTGACCAAAGTCTCCCTCATCGGTTACAACCCCAAACAGGTACGCCTCCAGACACAGAACCCACGTCATCATCCAGTCCTCATGAGATAGCTCTCTATCTCTCATGACCTCCGCGCTGTGTAGCTCAACGTACTCGGCTGTCACCTCATCATCAAGATACACAACCCTCGGTTTGGGGAAATCCATCTCCGGCATGGGTGATTGAACTCGCTGATCTGGCATGAACAGCTTCCTCACGATAGCCCACTTCCTCTTGATGTCGTTGGATCCTGTATCCATCTCATCTTCCACCCAACCCATACGACGCCGCAGCATATTGAGGATTACCAACTGAAAGAACTTGTCATCACTCACTGGCGGCCTGGACCGGTCGATATGTTTGATCATCTCCAGTAGAGCCGCGTTCTTGTCGCCATGCCTCATGAACCCTTCCGCGATGACGGGATTGACCCCCTTCTCCATTGGGTACGCAAACTCTAAGGCCTGTGATAGCTTGGGCGCGCCGTTGACCCTGAACGTGCTCATGACAAAGTCCACAAAGTTCTTGGGTACAGCATTGGCCCCCGTCTTGGTCTTTGGTTTGAAATCAAAGAGGGCTCCGAACTTACCCCAGCGCTTTGTATCCTCGGGTGACTCAAGACCCAACCGCTTCGGGAAGTCGAGCAACTTTAGTTCATTTGGGCCCAGCCGCCTGGCGTCCTTCAGGACGTTGAGTGACCCGTAGAGGAGTGTGAGTGAATCGATGATGGAGTTGTGCTGGTACAGGTTTGCGAACCCGTGATCGATTGTCCCGTACTTGGGCTCGTAGACGATCGCTCTGGACTTGCCGTAGTCGATTATCACAGGAACTACACTAGGTTGTTTGATGGTCACAACGTTCAGTCGTGACCGATCGGTAGTCTGGAAATTGAGGAAGTACGTAAACACTTGCTTTCCTTCCTTGTCGTTGTAGTACCTGATGTTGTTCGAACTCTGGACCATCACGTTCCAAGGATAGAGATCGTAGTGGATGAAACCGACGTAATTCTGGGCAACTGAAAGAGCAAGGTTGAGTTGAACTAGGATTGAGAGGAAGTCCTTAAAGTTGTACTGGGGTGACTTGAGCCAGTTCATGAGCATCACGCCCTCAATATACTCAACAAACACCATATCCTGGGCGTCTTTGAGTGGCCCAAACACATACGCGAAGTTGGGCGTGCGCGCCACCAGCTTGTTTACAGCTTTTAGGCCGATGTAGCTCTCATGCACGTGCTCGAGCGTCTTGCCTCGGTGGTTCGCCCTCTTTCCCACGACACCGACTCCGTTTGCTGTGAACATGTCTATTGTGCCGTTGACGTTCCTGAAGATGGTCCCGTTCCAAGTGAGGTCGTTGATGCTCTTTGACCTCATGACCTTCAACACAGCATCCAATGAGCCCACACACCGCGGACTGGTGGGCAACTGGTAGCCGTACGTGGTGTCTGTGAATTTGAGGATGGACGAGGACGGACCACCTTCTTTCAGTTCTTCAAAGAGTTGCCTCTCTTCATCTTCCATGGCCCAGATTGTGAGGTCGGGGAGGTACTTATAAGGCTTAGTCCTCGCTGACAACTCCCACAACTCTTTCTGAAGAAAGTCTAGGATCCCCTTTGTGCCGAGGTACTTGCTGTAGAACGCACATGCGTTTTTGGCAATCTGTTTACATTTTGCATCGTTAGCCTTGCACCACTCGATCTGAGAGAGGAGGTCGCTCAGGTCCTCCTTGACGGGGACATAGTGTTCGTATGCCTTTAGGAAGGGATAGTACCACATCTGCCACTGCGACCCGGCCAGTAGGACAACGGACCCCGCCGACAACTCGTAGGACAGCCGGTACGCGGCCACGTGGCCTTCCAATGTGAGAATGTACTTATATTGACTCTGGTCCTGAAGGCTGAGTTTGTTCGCTTTGTTGTAGTTGCCCTTGCCTCTCTCAATGGTCTGGAGGTAGGCAGCTCCCTCAAGTTTACGGGGTCTTAGGTTCCACTTGGTGATACCCACATCCAACAATCCTTTGTGTTTGCCCCCGATCTCAAGAGCTTTGAGGCGCTGGTTCGTGTCCGCTGTGACGCCTGAGCCGGTGGTGGCTCCCCTGAACACAGCCTTTTCGATCTTTTTGTCCCAGGGGGTGGGCTTGATGTCCGGGTACTCACGGCACGCATTGGGGAATACAAGCCCCGTCTTCTGATATGTCGCTCTGGCCCAGTCCTCGTACGTGGGGAATGGGATGTCGGCGTGCATCTTTGTAGACGATCCTGAGAAGATTGGGGCGTACTTGTCGTATTTGTGGGACACGAGTGGCTGATGCTTAGTGCCCCAGATGTGGTTGTATGGTTCTGTATCGTCCACTTTCATTTGAGGGTAGTCACGTCTGTTGATAAAGAACTCGATGTCTGGCACTTCTCGCTCTTCACACAGGGTCCTGAACATGTCTAGTAGAGTGATCTTGTTGTTGCCAGACGCAGCGGCCACTGACGTGTCCTGCTCTACCTCATATCTGACTAGGGAGTTGTTGGCAACCCACTCGTCAAATGGTTTGATGTTCTGTCTGCTTGATCTGTAGCCTAGTAGTTTGGAGACGTGGTCCAGGAAGTCCCGAACAGAGCCATACTTGGGATCTACCTTGAGGATGTGACCAAACTCGTTCTTGTAGTGTGCGTTCTCGAAGGGGAGGAAGGTTTGGAGCTTGTTGGCCGCGATGCGTATAAAGATACCTTTTTTGAACTTATAGAAGATGTACTTGAACGTGTTGGCTACTGCTCGTGAGTCTAGGTTCCTGTTCTTGTGCCATATTTTGGGGATGACGCGCTTGTTTTCGAAAAGATTTGAGGTAAAAGATGGTTCGGGTTTGGATTTCAGGTCTTCGCGCACTCTTGATGCATTGAACTGGTAAATGTCTCCCGCTGTATCTTGTTCGACGCGTTGGTACCTAGAGTTTGGGATGATATTCTGGTTGATGTAGTGTTTACATTCCTCAACAGTCATTGGTCCATTTGCTTGGCGTTGCGTCATAGGTATTGCTTTGGCGACAGGGCGCCTCGATTTGATCTGAGATTGATACATCTTTTAAATTTGTAGGATAATCGCTAAAGGTCTTTATTCAAGTGCCGATGATCGTTTCATATCATCTCATCATAGACCGGTTATGCCTAGCCTACGCTTCAGGTCATCAATATGAGACTGATCGGCCTCATGTTCATTAACGGTTTTGTACAATGCCTTGTAAGTATCAATCTTCTCGTTGAATTTAACCGTGCATTCTTTTAGTTCATTTACTTTTTTTAGGACGATCTTATCTCTGAGTGAGGCTATCTCAGTTTCGATCAACTTCACAGCCAAGTTACATTCAATCACAGACTGTGCAGCGTCCCCTAATTGCTTTCGAGTGGCGCTAAGCATCTTCAATTTTAAAGCCTTTTCCCTTTCACACGGTAAGGTTGAGAATAACACAACCAACAGGATGGCTACTAAAATAAATACAAGGAGTTTGGTTATCATCTTTTACTACCCCTCAGAAAAAATACACGGCTCGGCAGAGCCGTTATAGCGGGTTAGGATCTTATCTACCCTATAAAAAAAGATGCATGAGGTAACGACAATCTCCGGCCGCCACAAGACGCCGAATCGTATTAACATCCTACTTGACCTAGACAACACCCTCATCTGTTCACTAGCCAAACATGAAGAGAAACCTATCTTCAAACCAAGGATGAAGCAATTCAGGTGGGAGAACATGGAAGGCGTTTACAAAGTATTTGAGCGCCCAGGTCTTCAGAAGTTCCTAGACTTCCTGTTCGAGAACTTCAACGTGAGTGTATGGACAGCCGCTTCCAAGTCCTACGCTCTGTTCATCATTGACGAATTCATCCTCAAGGGTCACCCCGAGCGCAGACTAGACTACGTCCTCTTTTCTTACCACTGCAAAAAATCCAGGCGTCTCCAGAACACACAGAAAGCGCTCAACATCCTGAAGGACGAGTTTGAACTCCTCAATTTTGACATGGATAGGACGTACATCATTGACGATCATCCTGAGGTGTACTCAGCCCAGCCAGACAACTGCATCAACGTCAAGGCCTTCGAGTTTACTGAGCGCAAGTCATGGGAAGACAATGAACTGGAGAGCGACATACGCCCCAGACTGGAGGCCCTGCTTCAAAAATAAAATCCATAACAGACTAGACTTCAGAATGAGTTCTTCAGGGAACTCAACAGAGAGACGATGTGAGTACTAGAGCGGGAAAAGATGGATCTACGTAACCGAATCACGTACTGTAATACAACAGACAACGCTTCTCAACCACGACATCTGTTACAACAGAACCCATTGAACGAAAACGTGATTTTGACTAGGTCTTACATGGATCTGGGACTTGGCCTGGTGGCATCGCGCAGATATTGTAATGAGATAAACAGCAGTTCAGTTATGAAAAGATGTCAATAAATATCTTGTCCCTCAACTCCGCCGTCCTGAAGCGTATGGAGAAGGAAGAGACCGTCAACGAGGAGAAGATACAGCTCCTAGACACTCTGTTGTTAGACAACTCGCACCACTTAGACCCCAGCGTCTACGAGGAACTACAGGCCACGAGGAAGGCCGTTATCCATGAAAAGAAGACGTCGCGCGCGCTATTCTTTGCGCGCACCCATGCACTCATTGACGAATACACATCAATCCTCAAGAAGCCCATCTCCCATATCAAGGAAGACAACCTACCAATCCTGAGGAGGAAGAACGAGCTCATCATTGGATTCCTAGACATAGTAAGGCATATGGCCAAGTCAAAGGAATGGACCGACCTCGACATACCGGCCAATCCTGAGAAGGTAGACAACATAGACCTAGGTTCGTATTGTCCATCATGCGAAAACATGGACGAAGACAAGTTTGAGATCGACGACTTTAACAGGAAGACCTGTCTCAATTGCTCTACCCAGCAGTATGCAATCGAGACCGGCATCACACACAGGGACTACACCCGAGTCAACATAGTAGGTAAGTTTATCTACAATAGAGTCCTCCACTTCCAGGACTGCATTAAACAGTACCAAGGCAAACAGAACTGTAAGATCCCAGACAAATTATATCAAGAACTAGATTCCAAATTCATAGCCTACAGACTTCTTATACCGGGGGCCAATGATGATGGCTCCCCTATACCTAATCACGTTAGGTACTCCAAGATAACTCGCAACCACATCATGATGTTTCTCAAGGAACTAAAGTATACCAAACACTATGAGAACGTCAATCTCATCTACTTCACATTGACCAACAAACGAGTAGACGACATCAGCCACCTCGAAAATCGCCTCATTGACGACTTCAAGGACCTGGTATCCCTCTATGACGACATACACGGCAAAGACAAACCTGATGAGTTAGATCGGAAGAACTTCATGAATGTCCAATACCTCCTGTTCCAACTACTCAGGAGGCACGGCCATCCGTGCAAGATCGAGAACTTCACCATCCTCAAGACAGTGGACAGGAAGCTCTTCCACGACACCATCTGTAAGAACCTCTTTGATAAACTTGGTTGGAAGTTTACCCCGACCTTTTAGTTTCATTACGAAGGAATCATAATGAAATAAATGAAATCAAATCATAGATAGATCATAGCCTTGTTTCTTTTTCATCTCAATTTGGTTCTCAACGTAGTCGAATGGGTACTCCTTGCCGTTCTTGAATTTGAGAACAATAGTGTCGCGCTCCATTTCGCGTACTACTTCTGTGCCGGGTTTGTGAATAGATACTACCCGCAAGAGCTCCTGATCGATCTTCCCAGGTGTGTTGGTCTGAACCGCTATGTCGTGAAGCCTGATGCTCTGGTCTAGAATAGACTTGAGTGTTTTAT